GGTCAATGCTGCCTTTAAGGCCGCCTTTCTCGCTGAAAGCCATCCACTTATCAACTGGAATGAGAGCATTGTTGTCACCTTCAGTCAGCAGGCGTTGCAAAGCCGGTTGGCTTGCGTCGTATACGCCACGCACACGCAGCGCCTTAACCAAGCCATCAATGCGGTCGGACAGGATGTCCAACTCCATCGCCTGATCTTGGTACAGCAGGAAGTCAGGCACCGGCACCAGCGTGTCGCTAGTCGTCGTGGCGTATAGCGGCTTCGGGCAGGGGAAGAACCCCTCAAGGCCGAGCGGGTCGTCACGCACATCAATGATCTGCGGCATTCCCTTGCAGAACCAGTACACCCTCTCGGTTTCCTTGTCCCACAGTTCACAAATCTTGGCGCGGTTATAGGTGCGCTTGGCTTCGTTGTAGGCGTTCAGCGGCTCTGGGCCTTGGTCTAGCGGTATCTTGCGAGCCATCTCGTCGCCAAACCGCTCTGCCAGCGCCTCACGGCTCATGTACACCCAGCGCCAAACGCAGGTGACTTCTTCCCATGTGCGTGCCTGTGAGTGACCGAAATCACGCCAATGGACGTAATCGGTTGGGGCGCACTCGTACTCAATCTGCTCTAGGTTGGGCGGCGCACCCTCACCCTGTTCAATGTTGGAGGTGATGGATACGCCATCGTCCTCAATGCCGATGGGGGCAACGTGCGGCTCATAGCGCACCCATGCCGTGCCACGGCCACCCAAGAACCGATCCTCCACGCTGTACGACATGGTGGAGCGAAAGTCAGGGTAATGCTCAATCTCAAAGTCAATGGCCCGCTCAAGGAGCAAGCCCGCCACGCGACCTACCGGGTCGTTGTCACCGAACCGGCGCGATACGTCGGCTTTCGGCAGTTTGGCGTAGACGGCAGGCTTTAGCGTCTGGACGTTTGACCAGAGGATATTGAACCGGGCGGCCTCGTTGCCACCCTGCCCACGGCTATCGTCGCGGTAACGCTTAACGATCTTCTTGGTACGAGCCGACCACTTGGCAAACTCGTTGTCGTACTGCGCGATAGTACGGAGATACTTTTCCAGTTCCGGTTGCAGTACGCCTTCCATTATCGTCCCGTCCGTAAGGCTTCACGTTCATGCAAAAGAGTTGCTGCCGCGTCAGAAGCGCCGCGTGTCGCATATTTACCCAAATGCTTACCCGTGCGTTTGTAATACTCCAACGCTTGCCGCTCGGCTTCTTCCGCTGATGGCGGCAGTTTGCCTTCAACCACGGTCGGCAACACCACTTCCTTGCCGTCCTCGGTAATCCCCATGCTCCTAACGGTGCTAATGCCGCCTTCGCCGGGTATGCGGTTCTGCACTTGCGGCAAGTTGCTTACATCAATGTTGCGCCCTTCAACAACGTAAGGCACGCCCATTGCCTGCCCTACTTCCATTTGCTGAAGCAGCAGTTTTGCGAGCTTGTTGCGATTTGATGCCATTAGGCCGTGAAGAATCCGACAGCCATAACCGCAAGCCCTGCGCCGGTCGTGATCGCCCACGGGCCGGTAGCCGAAGCGGCGTTGATTTCAATGCTGTAGACGCCCACCGGAGTGTTCGCAGCCATCGTCAAGACGGTCGTGCTGCCGTCCAGAACGCTTAACGTGCTAGTGCCGGTCGTCGTGACCGTCACCACAATGCGATGGAGGTAGTCACCCACAGCACCTGTGCCACCGAGTACCTGTGCGGTCTGCGAGGCGGCTACTGTCTCGTAGGGGTAACGATTCGGGCTGACAATGCTCATATCCTTGCTCTCCTTGACGTTGTGCGGTCGTGAACCTGCCACATATCGTTCAGCGTGACTGTGTTCTCTGGCCCCACCATCAGCGGCTTGACCTCTGGCGCTGGGGGCTTGTCAGCGACTTCACTCCATGATACCGCAACCATTCTAAATGCGTCACTAGGGTGTGATGTCCAATCGTGGCGTGGTGACTGACGGTAAGCTTTCTTGTCCTCGTCGTACTCGCGTTGATACTGGCGTAGCGCCTCAATGCCCTCGCTACATTTCTCTGCGTCAAACCACACACGCGGCAGCATCATGCGTACCGCTTGGATGCCTGACTGCACACCGATGTCAGGGACAACGGCAAGTTTGGCGATGTCTAGTTGTGCGGCAAGTTGCTCCACGATACTGCGCCCGGTCTGTAGGCTCTTGGCCCGAGCATCGTGCGGTAGGTAGTGCTTGGCATAGCGATACGGCTTGTTGCGTACCACATCGGCAATGGTGTGGATGTCCTCGCCCGAGACGGCGTAAAAGTCTATGACGCGCACCTCGCCACGGGCGACCTGATAGAACCAAATAGCCGTATCGTCGCGGTAGCCTAAGTCCCAGCCGGTAAATGTCGGCAAGTCGGGGTCGTATGGAACGTTGGTGATGCGACCTTGTTCTGTCGCCTCACGCATCTCGCGTCCCCAAAAAGAACCGAGGATACTCGCCTCAAACGAGCATTCGTATTCCTGTAGATACTGATCCTCGGCTAACTGCGCCTTTGCTGCGGCTAGCTCTGTCGCAGGGAGAAGCCCGCTGGTTGAGGCGGGAAGGCGCAACAGGAACCACTCGCTAGGGAGACGAGTGGCGGTATCGTAAATTTCCCAGAACTGGTTTTTGCCTTTCGGTGTACCGCCAAAGACGCACCAACCCTGCTTGTCTGACAGGGACGCTCTCAATACGTTCCCGAATACGCTCGGCTTAAAGTCGCCGTATTCGTCAAGGTATAGCCCCGAGAATCCAAGGCCGCGCATCGCATCGGCGTTGTCGGCACCGAACAGGCGTATCTGACTGCCGTTAATGAGCGTAATAGTCAGTTCCTGCTCGTTGACCGATTGAATGATCGGGTGTGCGCCGTCCTTAAAGTACTGCCACGCCACGGCCTTTGCCTGACTGCGGTAGGGGGCGACGTAGCCGAACAACCCGTAAGGCTGCTGGTACATCGCAGCAGCGCGGATCATGTCGTTGACGGCGGCAACCGTCTTACCTGCGCGACGATGTGCGACAAGGCAAGCCCAGCGTTTCGTGCGCTCATGAAACGGCATGAACGCCTTGCGTGGGCGGTAGGGCAGGATTATTCGGGAGCCATCCATCCGATCTGTACCTTGACCGGGCCGTTGTCTTTGCCTGTGATCTCTTGGCGGGCGAGTTTGGGAACGTGGTACTCCAGCAGGGTGCTAAAGGCGTCAAAGGCAGCCTGCGCTCCCTTCTCCGCAGCGATCTCGTCTAGCCACCCTTGGAGTCTGTCTGCGTTGCCGTCCACAAACGCTGCAATGGCCTCTCTGGCGGCCTGCGTGGACTTATTAGGCAAACCCTTGGGCCTACCCGGCCCGCCTTTCTGACCCTTTTTAAAAGCACCTGCGTTCATACGCTTATCGCTTGATCTTTTTTTCCATTACGGATTGATTCAGCGCCGCCGCAAATGCCTGCCCGATGTTGTTAGCGATTCCCCAATGCGATTTTGTTGCATCAGTAATCGGCAAAGCCTCGGTAGACTTTTTCGGATATGCGCTTTTCGTTTCTAGCTTTTTCAAGGGCATTTCGTAGTTCATTACGCACCTTATTTTCGCTTAACTTGGGTAAATTGTCCAATGACGATACAACAGCGTTGCCTTCGCCTTGGCTGTTATCAATCACGGTCAAGTTGAATTTAGGATTGTCGGCGTAGTCTTTTGCGAGGCGTTCCATCGTATTACGCGCCCCGATGTGAGTGTTTAAATGCTCTGACAACGGAACGGTGCGGCCTGTTCCGAATTCACCTTCCTGCCGCATTGCTCGGGTGAGTGCGCCCTGACTCAATGCCTCCACCGGGTCGCGGTAAGTAAACACAATTTGCACTTGGCGTCCTGTTTTAAGTGCCTCGTCAATTTTCTTTTTGCTAGATTCGTACCCGTTCATGTTGGTGTCGTATTCCAGCTCAACCCGATTCAAACTCGGCGTAGTTTTGCGGAGCTTGGTTAGACCAGAACTTTTGCCTGCGCCTGTGCCGCCAGCGGTAAACAACACCACCGGGTCTTTGTTTGGCGGGGTCGGTTGAGCAAGGCGCTCGGCGTACAGCTTTTTAATAAACGAGCTTGATGGCTCATGTACGTCTGCTGACTTTGTGCGGTCTGCCAAGTATTCGGGCGACAACTCCCGCGCAACGTCTGTGTTTAATACTTGGCCGCCAAAACTATCAGGACGAGTGGCGTATTCGGTCTTTAGTCCTTCGTAATCTTCGTCTAACCGCTTGAAATATCGCGCCTCAATGGCTTTATCAATGGCTTTCGCGGCTCTCGGGATGCCTCCAACTACTGGAACCATTCCCGCAACGGCCAATAGTTGCCCCAGCTTATCGCCGGTTCGCCGGGATCGCTCCAAGTCTCTCGCTGCTTGCGGGTACTGCAACGGCGTAAACCCTGCCGCAATGTCCAACGCAACGTCAGCCGCGTCGGTAGATTGCGGCTGGTCTAGGCTCGTCAGGCGCTTTGCCTTCTCGTCAACGTAGGCAAGTGCAGCGGCAAGGCGTTTGCGATCCTTTGCCATTTATTTAAAACGCTCCAGCTTGTACACAAGTGCGCTGATCTCGCCCACGATTTCGTCAATGATGTTCTGTAGGTCGGTATCTTTCGGCAGGTCGCCTCGGATGCCCTTCACGAACGTCAGCAGACTGTTGGCGTACTCGGCTGCGTCCTTCTGTACCTTGAACCCATCGGGGTAGTCGGTCAGCGGGATGATGCCGTAGTGGCCTTGATACGCCTCGGCGTATTTATCGGC